AGGTGTTTCCACCGTACCTTATTTGCACCGTTTCAGGAACGCAATTCAGCGAAAAAGTGCGCACAAAACTGTACGCACTTTAATTCACAAAATGTACTTGAAATTATTAACTTTAAAACGGTGCAATTTCAATTGTAAAAGTAAATGTATCATTAGGATTTACAACTCTTTCGGGTACATTATTCCAAAGTATTAGTACACTCCAATCCATACTCGATGCGTCTATTTTGGAAGCAAGTCCAATGCTTTTTATTTTGTAAGTGTTTGATGTTGGGTTAGTAAACACATATGTCAATATAAGTTTTCCATCAGTTGAAATAGCTGTTGAAGCATTTGTGGGTATCAATGGAATAATATTTGTTGGTACATTTGCTGTATCACTCGTTTCAGCATCACCCGACAGGATTATACTTGTTCCACCACCACTAACACTTTGTGTGTGTGTTTCTGTTATAGCAAAGATTTTATTGCCTGCTGAATAAAACGTAGCGTCTTGTCCTGTTGTTGTTGTTAAATTTGCAATAGGTGTTTGATTTAATATACCACAAATTATTTTTCTTCCTGCAATAGTCATTGTCAATTCCCCCTTAATGTATTAACGTGTCTATCGGTGCTGTAAGTACCTCTGAATACCTATCAATTTCATTAGTAATAAGTTTCACCCAACCATACAGTCCTACGCTCGAAAGTAGTGTCCAATCATTTGGCTCATATCCTGCACCTGCTGTTGTATCTTTATTAGCATAATAAATCTGTCTACCATTTAGGGCATTTTCAGTATAGCCAATTGTGTATTTAGGCACATTTACTTGAAAGCCAACTTTGTCAATAGGTACGCCAATAGCTTCGTATATATTGTTTAAGTCAATATCTCCGCTTCCACCACTTCCAATTTCGTCTGTAAGCTGTACGCTATCCCAACTTGAATTTTGGTCAGGTGGCAATACACTTGCACTATCAACAGTTACGTCAGCATTTGCCTTATAAAGTATATCCAAATACCACACATAACTATCCTTTGGATAAAACAAAGGTGTACCGCTATATTCTTGATAATTATCTGCAATAGAATTAAAGCCGTAAAATACCTTTGTATCAAGTCCATTTAATGACTGACTTATACTTCCAACAGTATTGCTTAAATTCTGATAATCTGTTGTCAAAACATCACACTTTTCCAAAGCAGATGTTGCAGTATTTTCAGCGTCCAAAGTCTTATCCAAAATCCACGAAAACCTCAATGGTGTCCAATCATTGTAATTAAATGCACCTGTTGTCTGATTTATACACCTATAAATGATAGGCATACCACCCGTATTTCCGTAAACTTCATCACCGCCATAGAGAACAATGTCATCAACATTCCAAGTGTGTTCTTCGTCATATTTATCTGCAAAAGGCTTAAGTGTTTCACTCCAAATTCTTTCGACAAACTCTAACAAATTTATCATTTCCCACTTTGTACTGTCAAATTCACCTGTTGTACTTTCTTTGCACCTATAAATGTTGCCGTAAATAAGTGTGCTATCTTCGCTTGAACCTACGTCATTGAATAAGCAGAAATCGCCAACATTATAACTATGTTCTTCATCATAAGGCAATGCACCAAATTTCTTCGCTACCCACCTAATCTGTCTATGCAAGTCCGTAATATGTTCTTCATCATTGTCTAGTCTTACACCAATTTCATAATCTCCACGTATTCTTGCGCTTTCTTCATTTGTTATTGCTGTTTCTAACCCCGAAATCTCGTTTTCAAGGTGCGGAACAATGTCATTATGTACCTCATTGTCTAATTTTACAATATACGCATTGTTATTGCTAATTGCTTCGTCCTGTTGTACATTGTGTTCTGATATGTCATTTACAAGCTTTGCAATTTTGCAAAGAAACTCATAATAACTCAAACTATCATCATACACAAGCGGTAACACCTTGTGACACCAAAACTTGAATGGAAAATTACCTCTCATTTTTATCACTCCTTTTATATTTCCACTTTTAAACGAATGTTCAAACAAGCAACATAAAATTTCTTGTTTTGCTTAAATACTTTTCCCGTCACTTCCTCAAACTTCTCCAACACCTTATCTACAAAGTTACTATACGTAATATTATCAACTCTTATTATACTACTTCTTGGGCTGTCTTGGTTAACACTATTTTCCTCACTCCATATTATTGTAACTGTTGCACTTCCTGCGATATTTCCCTCATAGTTCAACTCACTTTCTTTAGTCACGTAGTTCATACTTTTATATCCACTTCCTGTAATACTTTCTCCCCCATAATTATAATCAAATTCTGAAAGAAGTATTGCCCACGTTCGCATTGTAGGGAACATATTATCTTTTCCATTAGCAAGCCTAACATTCACGCTCTGAAAATGGTCATTATAATTCCTTGTTGCTGTCAATATATAATTCACACAATCACCCCTTTACCAAAGCTGAAAGAATAGCGTTTCAAGTTCGTCAATTATAAGCATATCAATGTTAAGAAAACTATCCCTCAATTCTTTAATCAATTCAGGGTATGTTTTACTTCCTCTCTTTCCCTTAATATGCTCAAAATAATCTTCAATATTACTAATATTAGCATTACTCTTATCATTTCCCTCTGTTTCACTTGTACTCGTTCCTGCGCCGTTTGTTTCGTTCTTTTCTTCGCCTGTATTATTAACTGCACCTGTCAAATATCTTCCCGACTTCACATTACTCAAACTTCCCTGCGGTGTATCACTATAAAGTGCCCAATCATCATTAACATTTTTGCTATTTTCTACGCTTGTTACACTTCCCTCTCCACTCTCTTTAGTATTCCTCTCTCTATTTTCAACTTTACTACCGCTTTTATCTCTTTCTGTCCTTATATCTGTATCAGTTAAGGGGTCAAATTTCAGCAATTCCGTTTCATAAAGTTTATTATAAAACGGCATAATTTCATTCATTTTTGTATTCAACTTCAATTTGAATAGCCCGACTGTTTCAAAGGCTATTTCTCGTGTGTAAAAATGATATACAATCTTCTTTTCAAGTGCTGTGCGGTAGCTTTCATCAAAGATAGGAAATTCGCCAAATATTTTGTTAATAGAATTTGCAATAATACTATCAACGCTATTATATCCCAAATCTTCGTCCGCACCACTCTCCACTTCGCAAATTCTTCTCAACTGAATTGTGTATTTACTCATTGTTGTCACCGCCCTCGTTATCGTCATTTTCATCAACAATATCTTCGGCAATTCGAGTATCTTTACTGTACTCTACCCATATATTTGTTCCAAACATTTCGTTGATTTCTTTGCAAGCCTTTTGGCGCATTTTAAGTCTGCTATATCTACTTGCAATTATGCCGCCTTGATTTCTCGTAACTTCATCAGTTACAAGTCTTTCCTTTTTGGTCAAATTCATATTATTTATACCCAAAAAAGTAAGTGCTTCATTCCAAATTTGAGTTTTAAGCGTGTACAGCTTATCAGCAACAAATGGTGCATTAGTTTGTAGTACTTTTAGTGCGTCAACATTCAGCTTTTTTGTGCCATAAATAACAGGTGCGTTTCCGATATACTCTTTATACAAGTTCTGTAGCGTAAGTCTTTCGCTTTCATCACAAGTAATAATAATCGGTGTTTTTTGCGCTCTCGCGTTAGTATCAATACTGCAATCCAAGTCCCAAAGTCTTTTAGCAAAAACCTCGACTTCAAGTCTTGACGGAGTGTGCAAATAATTATTATAAATAAGTACACTATTTTTAATGGTAAGTCTTTTGTGATACCCATTATCAGCAATAACATATCTTTTAATAGGTATTCTGTACACATTAAAGTGTCCGCCAATTGAGCACCTTAAAGCCAAAAAGCCCAAGTCTTTATCTTCAAAGAAAACACATCTGCCCTCGGCAAATAAAACTAACTCCATAAAGCGACTATCTATTGTCGGCGGTAGGTTTTGCCAATCAAACATAGAAACAGACAATTCAACAAGCCTATTAAAGTACATTTGCCACTCCATTTGATTGCTAATTAAGCTACTCCAAAAGCTGTTGTCATTTCCAAATCTCTTTCGCATTTTTCTCACCCCTTTTAGTTATGATTATCGTTATTATAATTGCCGATTTGTGCAATATCACTCCAAAGCGTAATACCATTATTAAACACTTCTTCAATTGCCTTTTGTGCTTCTTGTGGAAGCCCTCGCCCTGCGCCTGTCTGTGCTTCAATTTGTGCATTTTGCATTTTGCAATAATTCCAAAAACTTCTGCGTGCATTTGGAATAGCAAAGTTAGGTATTTTTTCTTCGTGACAAGCATATCCATATAGTTCAAAATAATCGTCAATTATTTTTGCTTTTTCAGCCGTTAAGCCAACAGCATAAGCTGTAAAGCCTATTCTATTTTGCAATCCCTGTAAAACAGGTGAATTATTTTGAACGTGCATTGTATCGGGTGTAGCTCTCGCTGTGTGCATTTGTGCCATTGTTCTTCCGATAGCATTTGCACCCATTCCTTTTGAAAATGCCTGTGAGCGTGGTGAAACACTTGAAGCAAGTAACTGTGCAGTCATTCTTGCTTGCAATGCTATTGATAAGCCGAAATTCGTTTTATTTTGTGTCCACCATTTTGTATAGCTATCTTCACTCCAACTCGGTGCAGGAAAATTATCAAGCAAAAGTCCATTTTCATAGTCAGCATTAACACCTCTATATTGAGCAGGATATATGAACATTTGTGGTTCGGGTGAAAGCAAAGTTATTATACCGAAACTTGCATTATTTGCACCATAAAAAAGTTCCCATTTATAATTACTTGTTTCACCATTATTATTGCTTACAATGACTTGTGAATATGGATATTGATATAGCTTCTTATTTTTTGGTGTGTGAGTTAAACTACTTGTTGCCGATTTGAATACCGTTGGTCTTGATAAAGCAAAGCTATGCACATTGACAATACTGCTTAAAAAATTGTCTGTATACATTTCATTGGGTATTAAATAAACACCTAATATTTCGCCACTTATTCCTAATATAGCTGTTATACCGTCTTGTAATATTTTTATTGCATTAGGTATATTTCCAAAAGAAGTGTCAAAAGCTACATAACAAAAGCCACCTACTATACCATTTCTTTGCTGTGGTGCTGTTGCTTCACTTGGTATTGTAGTTGTTTCAACAAAGGCATAATCTACGCACCTTATATATTTGGTCTGTGTGCTACCACTTGTTTGATAATTTGGTGCATACATAATAACCACCCACCACGTTGGCGGCGCTGTTGAATATGACAAATAATCATAGGTGTATTTATTCATTTTCTGTACAATCAATTCGCCTGTTTCAAGTGCTTCATCAACTAAATTCTTTCCGATAACATCATCAGCAACAGCACAATGTTCACGCTCAATAAAGTTTCTTGGGATAGTAAAATCATTCCAATAAGTAAGCAAATAATCAACTTTGAATGTTATATCTGTTGTGCGATTATTTACGTATTCTTTGTTTTCAATAAAACAATAATACCACTTATTATTGTTACTAAAAAAGTCGCCATTTCTTATCATCATATAATTACAGTCTTGCAAGTCATTTGCTGTAATTTCTACGCGCATTGTATTATTTGTTATTCTTGTAAAAGACTGCCCAATTAAATGATATTTAGAATACGACGTGATAGCACTCTGTAAGCCATTCTGCAATTGGTCTACATTTAGTGAATGTGTATACGTGCTGTCAAGTGGAACACTTTTGCAAATATAAGCTTCACCAATCGGCTCGACTATTTCGTGTCCACTTACGTCAGGAAGTGCCATTTATTCCACCTCACAATCATTCAGATTTATCCAGCCTTTTTCAGTTATTCTTCCATAAGGTATTCCGTTTACAGTTTTTCTGCCAAATACTTCATATTCTTTATTTGCTGTGGCTGTACCCTCAAATTCAACTATTGGTGTTTCCTTTTTGGTTTTATAATGAAGTACTCTTGTGATACCATTAAGCCCTCTTTCTTGAATAGCTTTTGGATAATTAACATAGCAAATATCAAAGTCAACATCACTACAGCCATTGTCAATTCCCTTTGTTCTTATAGTACCCTTTTGCCACATTCCATATTGATTTTTGTACCAACATTGACTGCGCCAATCAGCAATCCAAAAAGCAAACCTGCTTTGAATGGAAATATCAATGTACTGTTCTGTGTAATAAGTTGAGCAATAAATACCTGCAAATTTCTTCGCCTTTTCAAGATATTCGCAACACTCTTTGCACATAGTTGTTACAAATTCTTTTCCTCTTGCAAAAATCGCGCTATCTTCTACGTCAATATAATAAGGTAATTCAAACTGTTTTCCTTTGGTATATTCTACAAAACGCGCCATTTCTGCAAGGTACAATTGACGAGTTGTTCCACGCATAAACCAATACACACCAACGTAAAGTCCTGCTGCTTTTGCATTTGCATAAAAATTATCAAAAGAGTTATCTTTTGTCATTGCTGTACTTGCGTCATTTACTCTCAAAATAACGCCCATAAAGCCGTCTGCTTTGAGCTGTTTAAAATTAACTTTTCCTCTCTGCCAATCGGATAAGTCAAGCACTTTCCATTCAACATTTTTGCTTAAATCAGCCATTTGAAGCACCCCTTTCTAACGCTGTAATTCTTTTATCAAAAGATAAATGTTCAACCTTGTTAACTTCTTCTTCCTTTTCCAACTCGTTTACCTTATCATAAAACTGATTATGTTTCTCAACTTTTTTCTCTAATTGTGCTATGCGATATTTAATTACCTGTAAGCCACAAATTAAAGTCACAATATTACCAAAAAGAGTGACTAATGCAAGAATTATTTCGCTATCCATTTTCGCCACTCTCCTTATTCTTTTGGTGTTGCGTACCAAAATAGAAAGAAATGATTATTGTGAAAAGTCGCGTAAATTCTTCACCGCTTATTTTATCCATAATAGCCATAACGCAAAACACCAAAGTAAATGATAATGTGACAATTGATTTAACATCAATAAGTTTTGATAGTTTTCTTTGCATTTTAGTCACTCCTTTGGAATATTAAATTTTACACACTTTTAAGCTATTCTGCTGTAAAAGTAACTGTATCACCAACAGCCGTATCGGGTGTAACCGCCGCACCTGCTGTATAGGTCTTGCCGCCTATAACGATTTCAAGTGTTGTTCCCTCGCTATCGTTAGGCATAATAACAGCACCATACTTGTGAATTGCAATACCGTTTTCTGTTGCACTTTCAGTCTGTACAAAGTTATAATTTGTGTTCTGAAGTGTTGCGGTATCTGTGGGTACAAGTGAGAGTACTGTGTTGTTATCATCAGCACTCTTATCTGCTACTGTAAATACAAGGCTTGTAAGCGGTGTAATAGTTGCAGTATCATCAACAATTACAATTGCATTTGAGAATGGGCTTGACGAAATTGTTTTCCATATGTTATAGAAATAATTCCAATACAGTCCACTTGCAACATATGTTTCAGAAAAAGCGGAAAGATTATCATAAACTTGGAACCATTCTTCATCAACCATAATTGCCTTGACTTTTGACATAAGTGCGAGTTCATCAGCCGTTACTTCTTCGATACAATCTGAACCTGCTCTTATAACGTCAAATCTCTCATTATCGAAAGTTGTGAAATCATCAATAAGCTGTAGCTTTCCCATAAATTCAGCCTTATCCATATTGAACGCGCTTGCAAGCACATTTACGTCAAAACTTGCATTAAAATCTGTGTCCATAAAAATGCGGAGAGCCTTTTTATCGGTATTTGTGTGTACACCTGCTTCATTGTATTTTGTTCCGATAAAGGTAAGTTTATTAGCAAGTGACCTGAACTGTACAGCGTAATTTTTCAAATCCGAGCCGTTAACGCCAACTGGGTACATTTTTCCGTGGGAAACAGCCTTGATAATAAGGTACTTGAAAAGCAAAAATTCATCATATTCAGCCGCAACATATACAGCGTTTATAATCTTTGCAATAAGGTCTTCTACACCACCCATAGAAGTGAAAGCCTGTCGCAAATCTTCGTTCTGAATTGTAATAGGGTACTGTACCTTATAATTCATAATGTGGAAAGCCGCACGGACATCAGGAATTGTGCGCTTAAACTCTCTCTTTTCAGCCTTTTCGGGCGAAAATTCTCTTGCCTTTGCAATCTGTACAAAATACTCGGCAATTGTATCACCAAATTCCATATATCCCTTTTTAAGAGATTTAAACTTATTGTTGAAATCTGCTGACTTAATTGCAACTGCGGCAATTCTGTTGACAAGTGAGCCAATAAACTCGTTTGCAAGTCTTGGATAGCCGTACAGTACTTGACCGACCTTTATAACAGTTTCCTCTGTTGATACTTCGGGTATCTTATCACGGTACTCGGCACTTGCATTTGCACGAATTACATTGAGTATATCAACGGTACTTGCGTGAAGCGTTGAAACAGCAATTTTCTTTGCCATAATTATTCCTCCTTTGTTTCAAACAACTGTTCAAAATTTTCAATTTTTGTTTCTGTATTATCGTCTTTATTTACATCTTCTTTTCCGTCATCTTCATCATCTTCATTATCGTCATCTTTATTAAAAAATCTCTCCCTATACTTCTCTCTCCACATTTTATCATTTTCCTCGTACTTCTTCTTCCAATCTTCTTCGGAATTTTCGTTCTTGCTTTTATCATCAAAAGTATCATTTACATCTTCGATAAAAGTAAGTGTTTCATCGTCTGTTTTTTCACCAATAATCTGCTTTAGTTTTTCCATAAGTTCGTTCTTTTTAAGTACTGACATAGTAGCAATCCTCTCTTTCTATTTTTGGTAATAAATATGTATTTGTAGGCTTTTAACCTAACTTTATTATAGCACAAAGGCGGCGCATTGTCAAGCTTTTCGGGAAAAAACACTTGACTTTTTTAAATATATGTGCTATAATAAAAGAAAAAGGTGGTGTGAAAAATTGAGTGATAGCAAAGTATATTATGACGGAACAAAGTTATTATCTATGAAAGATATTAACGGAAATACACCCGAAATTTATATCTGCACAACAAACAGAACAGGTGGAAAAACAACGTTTTTCAATAGGCTATGTGTAAACAAGTTTAACGAGAAAAAAGGCAAGTTTTGTGTGTTGTATAGATATATATCTGAATTGGACGACTGTGCCACGAAATTCTTTAATGATATAGGTGGACTTTTCTTTGCAAATCATACTATGACAAGTAAGCCAAGAGCAAAAGGAATTTATCACGAATTATATTTTGATAAAAACTGCTGTGGATATGCTATTCCACTTAATGCCGCCGATAAGATAAAAAGGTACTCACATTTGTTTAATGACGTTGAAAGAATGTTACTTGATGAATTTCAGTCAGAAACTAACGATTATTGTGCTGATGAAATTCACAAATTTCGTTCAATTCACACATCAATAGCAAGAGGAAAGGGCAAAATGGTTAGGCGCGTTCCTGTGTACTTGGTGGGAAACCCTATAACGCTATTAAACCCTTATTATGTTGCTATGGGAATTTCAAACAGATTGACGGTTAAAGTAAAGTTCTTAAAAGGTACAGGATTTGTGCTTGAACAGGGCTACAATGAAGCCGCTTCAAAAGCACAGGCTGAAAGCGCGTTTAATTCAGCTTTTATTGATGAGCAGTTTAATGCTTATTTGGCACAAGGTGTTTATCTAAATGATAACCTTGCTTTCATAGAAAAAATGCAGGGTGTTTCAAGGTATGTTTGCACGCTTCGTTACAATGATTGTGACTATGCTGTTAGAGAATTTGCTAACGAGGGAATTATGTACTGTGATGATAGAGCAGATACAACGTTTGCCAATAGAATTTCTGTAACAACAAATGACCATAAAATTAACTATGTAATGCTAAAGAAAAATGATTTGTTTTTGTTAAGACTACGCTTTCTATTTGAACACGGCGCTTTTAGGTTTAAAAACCTTAAATGTAAAGAAGCTGTTTTGAAAGCTTTATCATATTAAAAGGTATCAGCATTTGTCTGTTATTTTGTCCGAATGGGAGAGCACATTTGGAATATAATGCCCAACGGTTTACGTGGTTGCGCCGCGCTTAATAACTGCAAGTGTAATTGATATAAAAAGAGGACTGTTTTCACAGCCCTCTTTTTTATTTATTTTATTTTCTGCCATTGCGTTGGATTTGCGTTTTGTAATTTGCACAAGGTATTTCTTTCTTTTTCATCATAAAGCATACACTTAAAACAAGACTTTCCATCACAATAATGCTTAATAAAATCAATACATTCATTTAGCTTATTCTTGATTTGTTCAGTTTCTTTGAGTGTTTCAACTTCTTTGATTTCTTTTTCGATTTTTTCCATTTCTGCTTCGCACTCTAACACCCTGTTGTGTGCACATTTTTCGGCAAATAACTGCATATCCCTATCATTCTTTATTTTGAGATATTTAACTCTTAAATATTCTACTTTAGTCATAATAATCACCTTTCTTTTTATCGTTCCAAAGGGCTGGACTTGTTGCATTTTTTAATTTACAAAGTGTATGCCCATTTTCGTCAAAAAACATACAATGTAAACAAGTTTTCTGTCCTTTACAATATGTACTGATAATATCAACACATTCGTTCAATTTATTCTTTTCGTTTTCTTCGACAGCTTTTTTAATTACTTCACTTAAACTCATTTCATTTGTTGCAATTAAATAATTGAGTTTTAGTTGTTGCAATTTTCTTTGTTTCTTTATCCTTAAATATTCTTGCTCTAATTGTTCTTTATCTATCATAATAAACTCCTTTCAGTTTAAATAGCTTTGCGCGTATCTTTTCAACGACTTTTCGTTCATTCTCAACAGATTAGATAAATAAATATCTTTCTGAAAAACTTCACCGTCTGCTGTTACACATTTTAGTGTAATAAAAATGTAGTCATTCTTGCGATTTATTCGATAAGAAAAACCGTCGGGACACCTGCTATTTCTTTTAAGAATAGCGCACTTTGTTTCGAGCAAAAATCTGTCTGTTTCGTTTAGATAATTCATCAATCTTCATCTCCATATTATCTTAATATTATCTTAATATTTTTGGGCAAATCTGTCCACTTATACAATGACAATAAAATGCTAACAAACTTGTCAAAATATTCTTGTTCTTTCATTTAACTCACCTCTCATATTGTCAAATTAAATTCCGCACCACCCTTGCTTTTCCATAACTCCAAAAACTGAACGTGCGGTACTTTATAACAACTCATTATTTCCGAAAAGGAAAATGTAATTGTTTCGGGCTTATAATGTGAGAAAGATGTTTCGTGAAAAACAGTAAATTTTATTTTACCATTTTCAAACTTAAATCCTGAATAACAATCAATGTGCTTTTTGACCTCTTTGAGTATGTTTTCTACTTGTGTTTGTGGAAACATTTTAGTCACTCTCCTTTGAATATTCATCAGCTATTTTGTTTTCATATCTTTCACGCTCAATGAACGCTTTCCAATCAAATCTTTGTCCACAATGTGAACAGCGCAAAGGCTTTGCGTTTCCTGTTCTTGTAACATACTTTGTGTTCTTGCAATTAGGGCAAACATAAAGTGTGTGAAATTTGCCTATTTTCCTTTTTTCAAGCAAGGGCTTTTTAATACCCTTGCTCACCGCTTTTATAATGCTGTCTATATCAGCATAAGAAAGAAAAAACGCTCTTGTTTTTAAGTGGTCTTCCAACTTTTTAAGCTTAAAATACGTCATATAAATTCATTCCTTTCGTTATCTTAAAGTGAATAGTGTATTGCAAAGAATTACACCGCCTTTGATGTTGCGTGGAATAAGCTTTCCCACACCAATAAAACCTGTTTTAAAATCTTCAATAGTTTTGTGTTCTTTAATGTACTGCTTTTCTTCATTAGCCATTTTTTCGTATTCTTTCTTATTTTCAGCTATCCATTTATCAACATCATCAAGCATAGAAATCTGATAAAAATGCTTTGCTTTTTCATTCATTCCTGCGCATTTTATGTTGTAATATGGTTCTTCAATTGGCTTCAAATCTTCGTGTGTAACGTGTTCGATATAAGTCTTTTGTCTAACAAACCAACCTTTATCCCAACTTGCTTCAAGTTTCCAACAACAGAAGTCACTTTCGTGTACTTTAATTCCCTTGATTTTGTCTGCGGAAATGTTGCAATGAATACTATCAGTATCAGCGTAAATAAAACCGTCTTTATCTTCGCCATAATAGTTCATTTGTGCCGTACGAATTGTAAAATTTCTTGCATAGGAAGTTATCGCACTTCCGATAGGGATATACATTGTTTTCTTGTTAAACTCAACTTGTGTAGAATATGAAAGACTATTATCTTCTTTTATTTCAGCATATTTGAATGAAGAAACACGAGAAGAAGCGAATTTGCCATAAAGATTATTTAAGAACAGTTTAGCTATAGCTTTTCTTGCACCTGTTGAAGAAATTTTTATTGCCTTATACTTGTTTATATACCTGTCGAAAAGTCCTATTCTTGTTTCAAAGAAACAGCCGTCAAGAATTTCAAGATTTATAAGGTCATAATGCTCATTTATAAGCTCAAAATCCGTCATTGTAAGTGTCAAAATTACAGGATTTTTCATAACCTTTTTGGTGAATTTTTTCTTTCCGATAGTACGTTCTTTCAAGCACACATCTGACGTTTCAAGCCATTGTGTTGATAAATAGCAAGGATTGTTCTTTATCTGTATGCAAGGAAGTTTATTTTCTTTAATTCTAAACTCTGTTTTTATCCTTACAAAATAGTAAGGATATAGCCCTGTTTCTTCATTCTTTTTTACAGCCAATGGGTGTATATAATTGCCTTTCCAAAAGGTCGGTTTACCCACGGGATAAACGTTACCACTTTCGCTGTGCATCATAGAGGGATAAAGTGAATTAACGTCTGCTGTTGTTCCATTCAAAAATAGCTTTTCTGCCTTGCTTGGCACAAGATAACACCAACCGCCTTTGTACGATTTTCTGACATATTCATCAACGTCTTTTGAGCCGTATTTTTCTTCGTTTAATGTTATCTTTGTAAGGTCAGGAAACAGGTATTCATATTCTGATTTTCTGTCACGATATTCACTACGAAATTCAGCTAAACAACAAGAGCCAATTGTGAGCTTTTTGTGCCCTTCTTCAAACATTATTTCAAGTGCTTCTTTTATTACTAAAACGTCATTAGAAATATACTCTTTTTCTTCGTCTGTTATTTCACAGCCTGCAAACCTAAAACCTGTGTATTCCATTTCAAGTTTTTGGTGCTTTGTTTTGAAATCTTTGCCTATTTTTTTCAACGGAAATGGTAACAGTTTTAAGCTATCACGCAACTCGATATAGTGATTATGATATTTGATTGTTATTGAATACCATTGACCCATATCGGATATGACATATTTGAACGTGTTATTTGGCATTTTATCAGTTTCACAATATGTGAAAGATGTTTCAGTTTCTCCTGTGAGTATTCTTGCTTCTTTTAAATCAGTTTTTGTAAGCAAAAATGAAAGCCAAAACGAACCGTCAAATTTCAAGTTGTGATAATAAACTACAACGTTCTTGTTTAGTGAGCATAGAAACGAAAATGTGTCGTCTATAGAGTGATGAATTTTAACATCTTCTGTGTGCATTTTTACTAAAGCAGAAGCCCAAACTTCTGTGAACGTTTGACCGTCAAAAACTGTTGTTTCAAAATCGCCCACATATGTATCAGTAAAACGCACCATTAGTAGATATAATCTCCTGTTTCTGTAGAGTAAATTCTTCCACTTCCATCAATATCAGCCGCGGCAAAGAAAATATCACGCTGAACATAAACTCCTGCGGAAGAAAAAATTGCTTCAAAAAATGCCAAATCACCCTCACGATAAATTTCTTCACTTTCGCTATGATATAAAGCTACTTGCAAAGCTTCGATAATTGTTGACTTGTTAGCTTCATAGTTAGATACAATTGCCTGTGCTTTTTCTACTTCTATATTCGTATCTTCGCTACTTGTATTTTCTTCGTTTTCGGTGTCGATAGTTTCCCAATTTTCGCCGTTGACTAAATCTTGTATAACTTCGTCAATAAGGGCGGATAAAGCCCTCATTGTATTTGCATTTACTCCGCTTGAAACTTCACTTAAAAGATTGGCTAAATATTCAACAGCTAACTGTATTATATCTACACTATCTCTTGTTACGATTTCTGCACCACCAACATCTACTGTTGAGCCTGATGTAGTGGTAGCTTTTGCCTTATTAGGTGCGCGTTTCTTGCGTGGTTTTTTATCCTTTCCGCGTGTACGTTTGGGCTTGTTATCTGTGGGCTTTGGCTTACTTGGTGCACGTTTTTTAGCTGTTTTCTCTTTGGGCTGTTCGCTCTTGTTTGAAGTGCTTTTTCTTGTGCCCTGTTTTACGCTGTCAGTTCCGCTTCTGCTGTGCATTTTTTGGTGCGGTAATGAAGCGGAAGCTGATGAACGAGAATGAATAACTTCTTCTGTTGAGGACTGTGTTTTTTGACTACTGAAATTGCCCTCTTGTTCAAAAAATGCTTTACGTGTTTTTGGTAAAGAATTTTGAAGCTTATTCAGATACTTTTTTGTTATTCTTTTTGGTTGGGAAATGCTCGGGAAATTGGGAAAAGTTAAGCCCTGCTTTTCGCCTTGCATTTTCCACCTGTTTAAACGCTTGGTAATGTTCTGAAACGCCTGTTGATTTGGCGTTAATTTTGACATATTTATCACTCCTTAAAAGAAAAACCGCTATAGAATAATACTATAGCGGCTTGATTTACGCATTTGTGGTGTTATACTTCGTCAGCTTCCTCACCAAAAAATTCGTCAATATTGTTACGTCTTTCACTTGCTTCTATTCGCTCAACATTCTTTACCCAAAGTATCGGATAAATGCGAGAAGTATCAACATTTGCGTTCTCTTTCTTAACAACGATTGTACACGTTGAAATCGGTACATTCTTGCAAGTTTTTGTGAAGCGAACGTCAAGCTTCTTACCGCCCTTTCCAACAGTCTTGTATGCGGTAAACTTGTTGCCGTTCTTCGCTGTTATCTCCTTGACTTCGATAATCTTGAATTTTACTTCGTTGCTTGCGTTTACTTCATTGTTTGTTTTTGGCATAAAAATTCACTCCTTAATCATTCTTTGTAGCGTACTTAATGAAGTCATCTTCTGACATTGCATAACGTGTGTTTTCTGTGCGGAAATTCATCACGTTTACAAGCTTCTTCTCACCCTCAAACATAGCTGTCTTTCTGACATATTTGAGAATGTTCTTCTCGTCTTTAAGCGGTACAGGAATAACAAAATCTTCCTCGGTTACTTCACGTGTAACGCTGTTGGCGAAAAGTGCGTGAACAATGGTTGTTTTCATTGTTCTTGTGACCTGTCTTGCTCTCGGCATTTTTTTCAACTCCTTTCGGTAAATTTCAGACGCAAGGGAAATACGGTATTGTTTATTTTTGGTGCGTCTGTGAATGGGCGGCGTGGAGTTGCACCACGGCGGCAGTCTGTGCTGTTTCCGCGTATCTGCTACACGCCCACAAGGAATGTCATTATATGCCATACCCTCTTGGGTACACTATTATTATAGCACATAATGGTGTACTTGTCAAGAGGATAGGCATATTTTTAAATGATTTAACTAATAAACCATTTCTGACTTACGCGTTCCTGCTTAATCGGGTATAAGTGCTGACAAAAGTGCGACAACACCGCCGTCAATCAGACCGTCAACGTAGGTGAGCAAGTGCTGTGTTTCTTCGAGTGTCAATTCACCCGAATAGTAAGCCCTGTCGATTTCTGCGCTGATTTCCTCGGGCGGCTTCTGCTTTCCTATCATCAGCCTCATTTTCTTTTTTAGTTCGTGATACCTCTCACAACCTGCAAAAGCACCCTTAAATCTTGCCATATAGTCCACTCCTTTATATAGATTTTTTCAAGCCTTGTAGGGCTTGCGCACCTGCACAAAATTGCTTTCGTGCAGTAGCGTAAAGCCTACAATAGTCCTGCCTGCTTTAAGTCGTGATAAATCCATTGGCGCGTATATTCGTTACTTGGTATATTAAGATGATATACCCAATTCCCTTTTGTATCGTGGTAACGATAACAGCCAACGTTTCTGCCAACTTCATACACGCACTTCCACGTGTGGCAAGCTTGGTATTCTTCTTCGGTTAAGAGCAAAACATTAGTGCTTACTTGCAAACTCCGCCACCCTCTTTTCACAGTTTTTGCAGCAAGCTTGGTGCTGCTTATTAAGTGCATAAACAGCACGCAAAGCCATTACAAAACCAAGCCCGAGGGCGACCAAAAATGCCACCGTTGCGATAAGAATACACGTTGCAAAAGATACCATACATAACACTCCTTTTTAGTTGTTTCAAGTCATTCAAAGACTTGCGCACCTGTGCGACTCCTGCCGCACAGTAGCGTAAAGCTTTGAAGTCGAAAATTAGTAATTAAAATACTTGTCGATTTGGTCAGAATTTTTAATAGGCGTAACGTGGTTATGGTCACGCGTTATGCGTGCCAAATACCACAAATCACCAAGCTTGAAAACAAATTGCGCTGTAAAACACATAATGTTATAGCTCGTTATCGTGAGTTGTGAACCATCTAATTTACTGCAAAATCTGACACAACTGTCCCAAGCTTCCCACTTGGCTTTTGAGCAGTTTTTGTAGCAATCTTCAAGCCCTCGCCTATAAACATTATACACATCGGGCGAATACGTGACGGGCTTTATATGCACCTTATCAAAGCCAAGACAATTCAACGACCATTTGTTAAGTTTCACTTCTAATTTCATAATAAACACTCCTATTTTATAGTATTTGGGCATTTGCCCACGCCTACCGCTGACAAATTGTCAGCGGAAACGTGCAGTTAATCGGCAGTTTGGTGATACTTTGCAATAGTGCCAAAACTCTCAACAATATCGGCAAGTGGTATTTCATAATTATAGACTTCCTTTTTACCCTTAACGAATTTAATCGGCTTACCGTCTGTACCAAAGGTAGCAATAGCCCTCGCTTTGACAGCTTCAAAATCGTCTATTTGTGGATAATATGGAAACTCCAAAATGTGCAGACTTTTATCATTAGTCTGATATACCACCTGTAAGCTGATAAACACCATTTTAAACTTTACACTTTTTGCCATAACAAACACTCCTTTTTAGTTATAAAAATTCTCTACCTATTCAGCGGTAGGCGTGGACACTTGAATAAACTCCGAAGCGACAAGTCGATGTGCTTTATATCGGCTGTATATTCAAGCACCACAAACACTATAAAAGGATTTGAAGTGTTATATGCCTTTAATATTCTATTATCAAGATACACAAGATATTTGCATTTAGTCTAAAGGTTGTTCCCTCTTGACTGTCTTTATTGTACCACATTTCAACCGCCTTGTCAATGAATTTCAAATGAAATCTTTTTGAACAATTTGTGAACTGTATGTACTTTCAAGATACTGTCAATCGGTTACCCTCT